ATTGAAAGTTCTCAATGGTACAAAAGATATAGTACAAATTTTCAGTCATAGTGTGGATATGAATATGAATGGAGAAGCCATGAGCGTATTTGTTAGTTTTGGATATCAATATGTAAAAGGGTTACCATATAGACGCGAAATAAAGAATTTTTGGCATCCAGGATATGCATGGGCTTGTACACGAAAGGCATATGAAAAGATGGGAGGATTATATGAGGACGCCATATTAGGTTCCGCCGATAACGTCATGGCATTATCGTTAATACAGCAGGGATTGCGAGGTATAAATGAAAAATCGACAGACGATTATAAAGAAAGTGTGTTGATATATCAAAATCGTGTCAAATCATTGCGTTTGGGTTATGTGCCAGGAGTTATAAGACATTATTTTCATGGTTCTAAGGAAAATCGTAAATATGGAGATAGATGGAAAATCTTATTGAACCATAATTTTTCGCCAAGAGAACATTTGACACATGATGAAAAAGGTATTTTAATTCCAACGTCCGAATGTCCGCGTGAAATGTTATGCGAAATATTGAATTATTTCAAGGAACGTAATGAAGATAGTTGTTATCAAAAAGAAAAACCTACTCAAATACAACTGAAAGCCGAAGAGTTTTTATTGAAACCAGATATAATGCCAGAAACAAAAACAGAAAAAAATGATGAAATCGAAAGTGATGTAGATTCAGAAACAGAAACAGAATCCATTAGTGAAATTGATTCTGAGAGAGATATAGAATCAGTAAGTGAACGAATGATGGTAATGTTCAATATAAATTCGATATATGAAGCGATAGATGAATTTTTAGGAAATAAATAATCAACAAAAAAGTTTCGTTATATTTATAATTATTATAACAAAAATCATCTCTAAAAATGTTTCATAAAATTGATCAAAAATATATTATTATTTATTGATAATAATATAGTAAATACAATACAATAACAATACAATGGATCTAAAACAAAGAAAACTAACACGTTCTGAATGGGAAACCATTGAACAACCGGTATCAACAGAAGAAAAACAGATTTTACAATTGATAAAAAATGGTTATACTGACGTAAATATCCGTTCCAATGAAACACAATCGATGTATTCTTTTGTAAAAATAGAACAAACCGCAGAAACTGAATACTTTTTATATAAAAATTATTTCGAAGAAACTATTCAATTAATTATATCAAAATACGGAAAAAAATCGCCAATAGAAACCTACAATAACACATTAATCAAAGGAGGTGGAGAATTAAAAACATTGAAAAGTGCGGATTCAATTAGAATACAGAATTTGGATGCGAATATTCAATCGAATAAAACCATCATATTCGAGTTCCTTTTATTGGACTTGACAAAAGAATTATTGAAAAATATTTACAAAAGATACAATAAATATGCGTTTTATTTATATACCATTTTACAATTGAAAAAAGCATCGATTCGTAACATAAACCAATATGTAATGAAATTCATTGATTTCGTAATAGAATATGCGAATAGTCTTACAAAAACCAGCGAAATCATATCAAACGCATACGAATTCATTGAAAAAAACCCCTATTTGCTCAAATATGAAGATCGAACGTTATTCAAACATCAAAAAGAACTGTTTTCAACATGTCAGCCAACACAAACAGAAAACCAGGGTTTCACTCCCAAATTAATATTATACACGGCTCCAACTGGTACAGGTAAAACATTATCCCCAATTGGATTATCAGAAGGTTATCGTATAATATTTGTATGTGTAGCTAGACATATTGGTCTGGCACTCGCAAAATCCGCGATTTCAATGGAGAAAAAAGTGGCATTTGCGTTTGGATGTGAAACCGCATCGGATATCCGTCTCCATTATTTCTCAGCAATCAATTATACAAAAAACAAGCGTTCAGGTGGTATCGGTAAAGTAGATAATAGTGTAGGTGACAATGTCGAAATCATGATATGTGATGTACAATCCTATATAACTGCTATGCATTATATGTTAGCTTTCAATCCAGCAGAAAGAATCATTACGTATTGGGATGAGCCCACAATAACTATGGATTATGAAGAACACGAATTACATGAAATCATACATAAGAATTGGACAAACAACAAGATACCAACGATGGTATTATCTTGTGCGACTTTGCCGTCATCGGACGAAATATTACCAGTTTTCGACGATTTCCGTAATAAATTCGACGATGCCAATATTCATATCATAACAAGTTATGATTGTAGAAAATCAATACCGATATTAAACAAGGAAGGTTATTGCGTTTTACCGCATTATTTGTATTCGGAATATCGCGATTTGATGCGATGTACCGACTTTTGTAAAGAAAACAAAACATTATTACGTTATTTTGATTTACGTGAAATAATCCGCTTTGTAGAGTATATTAATGATAATAATTTCGTCGATGAAAATTATTTGATAGATTCTTATTTCTGTGGAAAGATAACAGATATAACAATGAACAGTTTGAAAGAATATTATTTGGATTTATTACTACATATTGATAACGAAAATTGGAATAATATTTATAAATTTATGATTTCTACAAGAAAACGTAAATTTCTACAATCCAAATCGACATCGATTGAGAAATCGAAAAGCGTAGATACAAATAATAGTATGGCAAAAACCGGAAATTCTATAACAAGAACTACTAGTGTCAGTAATGTTCCCGAAAAAAAATCAACCCAAACCAATGCTGCAGCAGGAATATTATTGACAACCGCGGATGCGTACACATTGACTGATGGGCCGACTATATTTTTAGCCAGTGATATAAGCAAGATAGGAACGTTTTATATACAACAGTCGAATATAGCTCCATCTGTATTCAAAAATATATTATCAAAAATAGTAAAAAACAGTGAAATCATCAACAAAATAGAAGAATTAGAACGACAAATAGAAGCAAAGGAAACTAAAAAAACCGATGATTCGGATTCAAAAAAAGGAAAAACAGAATTATCGCGCGAAAGTGGTAGATTATGTGAAGAATCTGAGAAAATGTCAGATGAAATCAATAAGTTACGTAAAGAAATACGTTTAATTTCATTGGACCCAATGTATTCACCAAATACACGTCCACATCAACAAATATGGACGCCTGATGGAGTTGTGCGCGATAATGTATTCATATCAAATATTGACGAAACAATGGTCAAGACGATTATGACATTGAACATCGAGAACAATTTGAAAGTACTGTTGTTATTGGGTATAGGTATGTTTGTAGAAAATCAAGCACAGAATACGCAATATATGGAAATTATGAAACAATTAGCAGATGAACAAAGATTGTTTATTATTATAGCTTCGACAGATTATATTTATGGAACAAATTATCAATTCTGTCATGGGTTTATTGGTAAGGACTTGACAAATATGACACAACAGAAAATTCTCCAATCGATGGGACGTATTGGGCGTAATAATATTCAACAAGATTATACCATTCGTTTTCGAGATGATGATATGATTTTGAGATTATTTAACAAACCAGAAATAAATTTAGAAGCGATGAATATGTCCAAGTTATTATGTAGTAATTAGCCAGGTATGAAAATAAAAAGCAAAGATGTAAAAATATAAAAATATAATAATAATATATACTTTTTTAATGTCATCAAAATCATATGTAGTCGCAATTCCATCGTATAAAAGACAAGAAACATTACTTACAAAATCATTGAAAACCTTGATTGATGGCGGAGTGCCTGCGTCGAAAATATATATTTTTGTAGCAAACAAAGAAGAACATGAAGAATACAAAAAACATATACCAAAAGAAATGTATCACGAATTGGTTATTGGTGTAAAAGGTATTACCAACCAAAGAAAATTTATGTTGAAATATTTCCCAGAGGGACAAGAAATAGTATCGATTGATGATGATGTAGAAGGTTTATATAAGTCAAAAGGTACTACAAAACTAGTACAAGTCAAGAATATTGATAAATTCTACAAAGAGGCATTTGAAAGATTACATAAAGAACATTTATATATATGGGGTATTTATCCAGTAAGAAACCCTTTTTTTATGAAAGATACAGTTACTACAAATTTGAAATTCATAATTGGAACTATGTATGGTTTTATTAATCGTCATAATCCCAAACTACAACCATCAAAAAAAATAAAAGAAAAGGAAGATTATGAACAAAGTATTTTGTATTATATGATGGATGGAGGTGTTTTGCGTTATAATAATATAACCATAAAAACCAAATTCCATGCGGAAGGCGGACTGGGTAAAATAGAACAGCGTTTTGAAGCAAATAAAGAAGCAGCCGAATATTTAGAAAAGAAATATCCGCAATACGTAAGTGTTTTTCATAGGGATAATGGTATGACCGAAGTAAGATTACGAGATTCTACAAATAAAACCGAAAAAGCACAAAATTCGAAAAATGAAACGCGTAAAAATAAAAAATCCACAAATTCAAAAATTACAACAGAAAAAATCAAAAACAATAAAACAGAAAAAAATGTATAAAAACAAACAATACAATTGATATAATGTGTGGAATTATATCAATTATAACAAAAGATGATAATTTTATGAACATCATGTTGGATGGTCTGAGACAATTACAAAACCGCGGGTATGATTCAGCAGGTATATGTAGTATACAAAACAACAAATTTATTTTGAATAAATATGCCTCAGATGATAATACAAGCGCATTGGACAAACTAGAATATCATGTTGTTGAACATATCAATTCCAATATAGGAATAGGTCATACAAGATGGGCAACACATGGTCCCAAAACTGATGAAAATTCACATCCACACAAAAGTTGTGATAACAAATTCGTCATTGTACACAATGGTATTATTGAAAATTACAAATATTTGAAAGATTATTTATTAAAACAAGGATATACATTCAAATCCCAAACAGATACCGAAGTTATTGCGAATTTATTAGCATTTACCTATAAAAAACACCTCGATGTCATCGAATCCATAAACGAAACAATTCAATTATTACAAGGTACATGGGGATTATCAATATTATGTATTGATACTCCAAATAAAATATATTGTACAAGACACGGAAGTCCGCTGTTGATTAGTAATAATGACGACTATGTAATCGTTTCATCCGAACAATCCGGATTTTCCAAATTCACCAATCGATTTTTTGTATTAAAGAATTACGATATATGTATAATAGATAAAACCGACGATAAACTAACTATAAAAACAAACGAACATTATGAATTGAAAAATACAACCATAGTCGTAGAAAATAGCATCGGTCATTATTCTCATTGGACGATAAAAGAAATATATGAACAAATCGATAGTATCAACAATGTAATCAGTTATGGTGGTAGATTACGTTCAACAACAGAAGTCAAATTGGGTGGTTTAGAAACACATAAAACCGAATTATTAAAAATCGATAATTTGATATTATTGGGTTGTGGCACATCTTATTATGCTAGTATGTTAGGAGTACATTATTTCAAAGATTTGTGTAATTTTAATTGTGTCTTATCATTTGACGGTGCCGAATTTACTGAAAAAGATATACCATTATATGGTACAACCGCATTGATATTATTATCACAATCTGGTGAAACAAAAGATTTGTATCGGTGTATTCAGATAGCAAAAGAAAAGGGATTATTTACAATAGGTGTAGTGAATGTGGTAGACTCATTAATAGCAAGAGAGGTAAATTGTGGTTGTTATCTCAATGCTGGTAGAGAGGTAGCGGTAGCATCTACAAAATCATTTACATCACAGTGTATATTATTATCCATGATTGCTATTTGGTTTTCACAAAACAAAAATATCCATAATGGAAAACGATTATTATATATAAAAGATTTGTATAATTTACAAAAAGACATAATCGACGTGTTTGATGGTATAGAAGAAAAGATTACAAAACATATAGATATGTTTAATAATAGTAGTTGTTTTTTACTAGGAAAAGGTAAATCAGAAGCGATAGCCAAAGAGGGGGCATTAAAAATAAAAGAAATAACTTACATTCATAGCGAGGGTTATTCGACATCTAGTTTGAAACATGGACCTTTTGCGTTATTAACCGACGATTTTCCAGTCATTATAATAGCATTGAATGACGAATTTTACGCAAAAAATGAAAACGCATACAACGAAATAAAATCAAGAAATGCGAAAGTATTATTTATTACGGATAACGCTTACGCGATACAAGAAAAGGAAAATGTGATATTAATACCCGAAAATCGAAATTATGGAGAAATATTCGCAGTGATAATTTTACAATTATTGGCATATAAGTTATCGATAGCACGAGGTATAAATCCGGATTTCCCTAAGAATTTGGCAAAGGTGGTAACGGTTGAGTAGTGGCTCCGGATTTATTCGTCACTTTGGAATAATTTGTTGAGTTTGTTATAACTACTTGGATTATATAATTTACATACTCGAAGAGAACTACCATCATTTACATCACATCCATTCATTCTTGAACATACATTCATACATTCATCTATTTTTTTTATCCATCTAATATATTTTTCATTCACTACTACATTATTATCCGCTTTTATGTAAGTCGTCGTATTATTATCGATTGAATTATCCATTGTATTATAATAATATAAAAGCATATATTTTTATATCATTTTGTAAACCTTATTGTTCGATTGAGCAAAACACCCCACCCTTTTTTATTTCGGCATTGTGCGCATATTTTTTACAGTTTTGTTATGTCTTTCATAAAATCTACGAGTTTTATTTTTGGTACGTAACCATACATTTTTTCTTAAATAACATACTATAGAAAGACGAATAGCATCATCTGTTTCTTTCACGATTGGTAAATTTGCGTGTGGCTGATGTACATCCATAAACAAAATATCACCGGTTCTTACGTCAACACCTAGACCATATTGAGGAAAACAGGTCTCACCACCAGTATATTTACCATGTTCTATAACTGCTAAATTACCGAAACCCTCTTCATCATCACCTTTGTCTGTATGAACAGTTGTCTGAAAATTCACATTAGTAGTTATCGTAGTAAATGAGGTGCCTGGAATTTTAAAATAGGTTTGGTTAGCTTTTTTTCGTTGTAATTTGTATTGTTCTGGTGTTAATTTGGAATATTGTTCGTCAATTTCTTTTATCAAAGGAATAGTTTTTTTATAATTTTCGGGATAATCTTGATTGAATCTACATTCACGTACAGTTACATCGGGTGTTTTGCCCAATCTTTTGAAAATTACTTTATGACTTGGAGACCAACGGTCGAAAAAACCAAAAATATTCGACATAACTTTAGGATTCTCGAGTATATTTTTCTTTTTACTACCGGTTGTACTACCTCTATTGCTGCTAACATTCTTAGCAAACGCGATTATATTATCATAAAAATCATCTACGTTTTTATTACTCAATGCTTTTTTTCTAAATCTCAATAATAATTTACCGTCATTTGTAAAAACATCAGCGTCGTGGTCGATAATTGTTTTTATATCTTCGCGTTTTAAAAATTTATTCATTTTTTTTTCCAATTTATTTTCATCATATTCAGGACTAACAGTATAAACAGTAATTCCGTTTTTGACTTCTTTTTTATCAATCATATCGTTATTTTATATAATAATGATATATTATTTCATGAATATTATGAATTCGAAGAAATGTCAGGATACGTTTTTTTAGTATATTTATCAATATTTTTAGATATATTGCTTAGAATAGAATTGGTAGTTTTCAATATTTTATTTTGTTCTTCTGTTTCTAATGCGCTAGTTCTATCTTTCTGTAATAATCTAGATATCAAATATACATCTTGTTTATCATATATGTTTGGAATAATTGTAGTATTACTGTTATAAGCGGAAACAGTAGGTAATCCAGTCGAACGACTCAAATAAATACTATCTTCATAACTAGGTACATAACTAGATGCGCCATATGTAAATGTTCCCGGAACATCATAAGTAGAAAATTTAGTCAAACTACTATATGGTATATTTACTTTATTGCCACTAGCGTCAATCACCCATACATTCCCGAAACTTAAATCCATATTATCAGATTTGCCTTTCAAAACATCGGCAGATTCATGATATTCTACATCGTTATAATTATCAGTTCTGTAATTATATAATGGATTTTGGTCAGGAGTTACTGGTTCTTGTCCCGAACCCGCATATCCAGTTGTAAACCCTTTTGCTATTGTATCTACTTTAGACTGTTCTACATATTTACTTTTTGTATCTTGATAACCTTCTACAAAAATATTCAATTCATTTAAAAATAATCCTACTGCTAAACTAATTATTATCAATAAAAGTAATAGTATTCCAAAATATAAATTTCTCATTTTATATATATAATTGACAAAAAATAATAATGAGCAATACAAAATCAGTAAAAATGTACAATAAAAAAACTAGTAAGAAAAATGGTAAAAGAAAAACAATTTCAAAAAGAAGGATGAACCGAAAAATGAAAGGTGGAGCTCTTTTCGAACAAGCACCTGGTGTTTACGCAATCAACAAGATGGGATATGTTTTAGATCATACGAATATATCAACACGTAATATGCCAAATATAGTATATAATTAGACCCTTTGTTGATTTTTACAGTAAAAAAAATATTTCATATATATATCTGTATATATACGATAATGAAAACAAAAGAAAAAATACTAATTTGGATGAGTATTATTTTGGTCATATTGATATTTTTAGCATATTTTTTTATGAGATATACTGTTCAAATCGAAACTCTATCATCATTATCAGTTTTAACCACAAAACAAAAAGAATTAGAAAACAAACTCGTAATTTTGAATCAACAAAAATCGCAATTAAATACCGAACTTACTAATTTGAATAAACAAAAAACACAATCCGAAAACGAACTTAATAGTGTGAATCAACAGCGTTCTAATTTCGCAAGATATAGTTTTAATAGATTGAATAATCAATCGATTCAACAAATACAAAATTTGAATGTAGCATCTGTACAAATACCAAAAAGAATAAATGAAATAAAAACCAATATCGACAAAAAAAATATTGAAATTAAGAATAAAAATATTGAAATTGACAAAACAACAAAAGAAATCGATTATTTGAAAAAAATAACAACTCAACCATTTGATGTCATCATAAATGATATTACAAATTATCCGAATGGTTTCATAAAACCAAAACAAGATAGTTTTGTAATGAATTACATAATGACTGGTATGCCCGATATTATACCAGAACCATCTAAATTAGATATTGGTAATGGTCAAACTATATCAATAAGTAATGATACAAAAGCAAATACGATATTGGTTATATCTCCAGATAATGATAGTAGTTTTCCAAGACTATTTACTATAAATATCAAATATAGTGGCGACAAAGCAGTTTGGGGATTGTATACTGCCGATACAAACCGCGATTTCATGCCAAATTATGAATACAGTAATCAAATAATAGAATCAACCGAATTTCCGTCAAAATTTCTACACGATAAAACTACATATAAAATTAGTGATAAAAACATCAAGATTGCTAATGTAAATTTAGGTAATAAAATTATGTCTGTTCTGACAACTGGTGACGCAGTAGACAAAGATTACAAAACCTACGCGAAAGTGGAAATGGATATGAAAGGTATGAAAATAGAATTCCTGAATGAAAATGATACGGTAAGTGGAATAATTATAATTTTGAGTCCAAAAACGAAAACTAACCCGAACGAGTGATAATTATTGGAACAAGACAAAATAATATTATAAAAATAAAAAATATAAAAAATAAGATATATTTATTATATTGTAAATGTTATCGCGTACAATTTTACGAAGTTATTCAAGTGTTTCGAAATTAAATGCTCCAACAAGTGTTTCCGCATTGAAAGTATTTGAAAATAGTTGTTATCATAAAATCGATTTCAAAATCAATGAGGAGAGTAGTGTAAAAGAAGCAGTTATGCGTTTCAGTGCTTTTAATATTGGTTGTTTAGCAGTGACAGACAAATCAGATAAAGTTGTCGGTGTATGTAGTGAGCGTGATTATATAAAGAAAGTAGCAGTAATGGACAAATCTATGAAGGACATGAAGGTAAAGGATATTTGTACATATGGTCCAAATATCATTATCGCAAAAAAAGAGGATTCTTTAGAAATATGTATGAATAAAATGATGTATAAAGATATTCGTCATTTATTAGTGATAGATGATAATAATGTCGATTTCGTAGGTATGATTTCAATCAAAGATTTGATAAAAGAAATTATGAAGAAAAATGAGGATACTATAAGCCGATTAGCTGATTTTAAGATTGGAAAAGGAGCCTTTTTTGGTAGTGAATAGATATTTTTCTATATACAATAATTATAATTATATAATTACTGTAAATGCCTATTTTTTGATTAACTTTTTTGACTTTTTTGTTTTATTATTATTTCTTTTTATATTCAGTGTCATTTTTTTCTTACGCATCTTACAAGTTTCCATAAACCCTTTTTTGAATCCTTTTTTGAAATCACGCCAACAAAATAATGGCAACCCTCTTTTTTCTTTTATTAACCCACACGCATTTTCTTTGAACGATTTTTCTAAATATGCTTGAACTTTCTTTGATTTGTAAAGAGTACTACAATTAGTCATTATATAATTATAAATAGATTTAAAAATGGCATTATAGAGCGTTTCTGTAATCAACGACATA